CTACAGCAAGCCACACAGATTGTGATTCAGGAAGAACGCTTCTTCCCTGCCATTGCCACTATTAGAGCGGCAGCGAATCACGATCCTGATCAAATGTCAGCGGAAGAAGCATGGGGCTTTGTCTGTAGACGTATCCAAGCGGAAGGTCGAATGGCAGGAACCCGAGGGCTAACAGATCAGACGGTGAAAGCGATTGACAGTTGCGGCGGATGGATTGCTCTGTGCGAGTCAACGAATCCGACTGGCGATCGAATTGCGTTTGTTCGATCGTACGCATCAGCAAGTCAACGTGCAGAACGTCAAAAAGTGACTGTGCCGAATCGTTTGAAAGCAGCTATCAACGCTATTGGAAGGGGCGGACAGTGAGCCAGTACGTCAGAGCCTTCGACAAGTTGCTTGTCGCATATCCCAACAACTACGCGTCGGAGCAAATGCGAACGCTCTGGCTGGACAACTGGAGCCAGCATCCGATCAGTGTGATTTCGCGAACGGTGGACACGATCATCAGAACTTGGCAACGCTTTCCTTCGATTGACGAGTTCATGGACTTAGCGGAAAAAGAAGCGAACAAGCAATCCTTTATCGGTCGCCGTGAGAAAATGGAGCTATGCCCCAAATGCGATCAAGGAATGGTCGAAACCAAAGAGAATCATTTTCGTCCTTGCGAAGATTGCTTGCCGGACTCGTACGGTCAATGGGCAAGCGGAGTGTACGAGCCGCGCTCATGATGAAGCTGATCGCAACCGCCGTCTTTTTTGCCATGTTCGCTTTTGGAATTGGCAGCACCGGAACTTATGTGGGCGAACCGGCACCACCGGTTGTGTTGTTTCCTTCGACGACGGTTGCGTCAGCAAGCACCACTGTAGTTCCTGTAACGACAACGACAACGACTATTCCTGTCACGTCAAGTCCGTATCGCAAACTTCCTGATCTTACGACTCCGGACAACATCATTGCGGAGTTGACCACTCAGCCCCGTTCGGAGATTGAGCGGATCATCTGCTCGCCGGAGTATCGGTGGAGTTGTAAGGACGCGCTCGCAGTTAGCTTTTGCGAATCGAGCCATAACCCGAGGGCCGTCTCAAAACCAAATCGGAACGGCACGATTGATAGAGGACTCTGGCAAGTGAATGATGTTTGGCAAGATGCGTTCCCCAGAAGCTGGGGAGGGATTCTTGATCCCGTGGTAAATACAAAAATGGCTTACCATATTTGGAAAGTCGGCAACGACTCGTTTATGTACTGGACCTGTCAACCATGAGTAAGAAGAAACCGAAAACGTTGATGGAGATTTTTACGGTGGATCATCCGCAGCTTTTCGAGGACGCGTTCTGCGAATGCCATCGCTTGCAGATTTGTCCGACAGCATGGATGCGTCGTCGTGAAACGTAGTGGCCCGATTCAACGAAAGACGCCGTTGCGGAAAGTGTCGAAGAAACGCGCAAGCATCCAAGGACAGCGACGCAAGCTCGTGCGTGAGCAGTTGGAAGCGCGCCCGGATTGTGAAGCTGGGCCGGTCATCCTCGCTGACGAGGTGAATCGTTTTGGTGCGGCGTTTGTTCGTGAGCGTTCTAAGACTGATCGTTGTTATGGCAGGTCAACCGATATTCATGAGCCGTTGCAGCGGTCGGCTGGCGGTTCGATTTTGGATGTGGAGAACACAATTTCGTTGTGTCGTCGCTGTCATGATTGGATTCATTCGTATCCGGAATACGCCGTGAATTTAGGCTTATTGAGGTATTCGTGGGAGCGTCAAGAAAATAATCCTTAAAATGACTTGCAAGGGGTACTCCTTTCTGTATACTGGTATCTGACAGCAACAAACAAGGAGTAAATGTCATGGGAAGAACAAAGTACGACAAGCAAGGTATGAGCACCGCAGACCGCAAGCGACTGAATGGAATGCTTACTGATCCTATGGAGCCACTTGGTCATGGCGACATTGTGATCAGCAGGCCCACAAACGAAGGCTGGATCAACGGCCCGTGGTCACGCAAGATCTACCTTGACAAGAGTTATCCGGCAAATCGCACGAAGCTCGTAGAGATCGGCGAAATCTGGACCATCGGAGGCGATAACCCAAGCGACCGCAACACCCATCACCAAGTACGGATGTATGTGGACAAGGACGCCAAACCAACCGAACGCATGATGACGATTCTTGATCCAAGCAAACGTCGTTTCATAAAGGCCAACTCATCTGCGAACATTTGGTACGCCACTAACGATGACTACGACATTGAAGTTGATGGCTGGGACACCGTGGGTGAATGCAAAGCCGCTGTTGTTGATTACTTCTACTCCAGTATGGCAACGATCACTGAACGTCAAACTGGCCGATTCAGTGGGTGGCAATAACAAATAAAAGATCGGAGTGAGTAGGACTCGAAAGGGTCGGCGTGCAACTCGCCACACTCCACGACAGCAACACAAATCAAACAGGAGGAACTGTCAAAATGAAACTTGCAAACACAGGGATAGAAATTCACAAAGCGGTAGCGATTGAAAGCGAGGTTCGAGAACTAGACCTCAAAGACCAAGAGCATGTGTTCGTAGTCACTTTCAACACTGGTGAGGTAAGCGGAGTATTCGCAGCCGAAGCCGAAGCCCAAGAACACGTAGCTGATCTTGTGAGTGCGATCAGGGAAGCACAGTGATCGAAGGAGCATTCATTCTGAGCCTGTTAGGCATCGGCGGATTTTTGGACCGACGCGACGCACGGCGAGCAGCCGAAATGCAGTTGGCTTTAGATCGAGTTCATCACGGCACTGAGCTAAAGCCTTACGACTGGGAGCTAGAGGCATGACGTTCGTTGAGCATCACGAACCGGGGAACAGCACCCGGTACACAGTCACTGCGGCTTGGATACCGGAGAACGGATTCAAAGGAGCCGGGAGCATGGCTGACTATTGGATTGTGACGATTTGGCCTAAGCAGCCAACGAGCTACGTGTTGGATGTGCGAACAGAAATTCACGAGCATTACTTCCAAGAGAAGTTCGACTCAGCCAAAGCTCTCAGCCAAGTTGATCGCGCTGAGTACGTCGTGGCGATCAACAAGCTCCTTGGCCGCATTCGTGAATGGCTACGACAGGAGGCGTTCTGATGGACGAAAGAACAGACGACGAAATCATCAGCGAGGATGTGATCCCAAAGACGATTGAGTTTGTGTGTGGTGCGCTAGGTATGGATGAGCCGCATCCCTGCAACTTGTTTGATTTGCTGCAAGGAGATGATGGTGAACCAACCTAACTTGTGGGGATTTGACCCAAACGAGATCGGTGGGCGAGTCGGCAACAACCATCCTGAAACTAGTCAGCGTGCTTCGATGCGTGTGAAGTCTGGAAGTCAGAAGGCGCAGGCGATCATGGCGCTTGAAGAATCAGGCGCAGACGGTTTGACTGCGTACCAGTTGAGCAAACTGATATTCAATAACGCTGGAGACAATCTGTCAGCAAATCAAACTGCGACCAGACTCGGTGAGCTACGCGAGCAGGGCTTGGCGATGTATCTGTTCGATCAGATTGGTCGGCCTGTGGAACGTGAAACGACTCCGGGTAACACGGGGCTAGTTCATGTGCTTACGCGCTTCGGGTATGAGGTTTCAATGGATTTGAGGTTGGCGTGAAGAAATCCTCAAACAATAGTTGCAAGGGGTGGCCCTATGTGTATAATGAAGGCATGACATCAACCACCAAAATCACAAAATCTGGTCCGGGCAACTACATCCTCACCAGCGGCGAAGAAACTGAAAAGACATTCGGTGACAAGATATACATTGAATCCGCTTACGAGTTGTCAATTACCAAGATGGACATTCATCGCTGCTTCGCTGATTGGCGCATCGGAACTTGGGCAGTCGAAATCGTACGGCGAAACGGCTACTACTCACCAGAGCTAGTCGAAGGCGAATTCAAGACCTATCGCGAAGCCAAAGCATACGCCCAACAGCTACTCGGGTGGATAACAGAAGAAGCGGAGGTTGTGTGATGGCATCAGCATTGTTCAAATATCGGAAGATCGACACTGGTTATAGTGAGCCGGGGTACGAGGTAACCGTAAGAGGTACTGGCGAAGTCATCGGAACGGTTCAACGCAGCGCAGGTTGGACTCACAACGGCGTCGCTTACGTTCACTGGACGTACACCGGTTTGAACGGTATTCATCGGACGTTAGATGGAGAACGAAAGCTAAGGAGGAGCTATCCGGCTAAGAGCCGGGAGCGGTCAGCAATCGAGTTGTTCCAAGATCAGTTCGGAATGGAAGCGTATAGAGATCTCGTAAGAGAAGAAGCGGTGGTTGTGTGAACTGGGATTTAGAGTTACACGGCCAGCGGCCTTGGACATCGAACGCTGAACGCAAGTGGCATCACATGGAACGAGCAGCAAAAGTTCGTGACATGCGCGACTCGTTCGGTTGGATGGCGAAAGCACAACAGGTTCCAGCGTTGCCAGCTATCAAGGTGTACGCGACTCCGCTTGCTAAGAATCGGCGGTGGCTGCAAGACGTTGGTGCTTGTTTCCCTGCGGTGAAAGCTGCGATTGATGGACTGGTTGATGCCGGTGTGTTGCCGGATGACAATCCACAGTTCGTTCGATCGTTGACGTTCTTTCCGACAGAGATCGGTGACGTTGACGGATTACGGCTTGTGATTCAGGAGGTCGATACGTTTGTCGCTGAATGAACCGCTGTATCAGGTTGATGTTGAACAACGGCTTGATCTGTTGGGGCAGCAACTGAACGAAGAAGTAGAACGCTTCGCGTTGCTCGCTGTTGAGCGCGCTGAAGCTGAAGCAGAGTACAAGCGTCGTTACCACCGAGCGATTTTGAAATCGACGGAGGGAACGGTTGCACAAAAAGAAGCAGTTGCTTTTGGGCGCTGCGCTGACGCTTACCGTGAGTGGAAGATCACGGAGGCACAAGAGAAAGCCACGCAACAAAAGTTGATGGCGTTACGAACACAAATTGAATCAGCACGAACGATCTCAGCGAACGTGCGTGCATCAGGAGGATAACAATGACGGAACAAGCCGAAGCTCTTTTGGGTGAGGTAATGAGACAGACAAGCGAGATCAATGAATGCAGGGAACGTGTCGCTTCGTTGGGTATGCAGCGACGTGAGTTGTTTGCTGCGTTGCGCGCTGAAGGCGTGACGTACAAGCAGCTTGCTGAGGCAACTGGTTTGCATCACATGACGATTCAGCAGGACATGGCGCGTTACAGGAATGAGAATCCTAAAGAAATGTGGGAAGCGTTCACCAAGTCAACTGCGAAGTCGGCTACTACTGGTGAACCATGCGACACGGACTTAGCAGATTCAAACGTGGATGCCGATGTCGTGTCTGTTTAGATGCGATGCTGGCGCAGATGCGTAAGGGTCGGTTGATTGATAAGGAAGCGGAGAGTTGGACTAAAGGTGAGATTGAGCATGTGCGCGACGAGTCTGCGTCGTAATCTGGTTTGCTCATGGCATCTTCTCGATTCGACGCATACCGGTTTGATGATTGGCGACCGTATCCGAAGTTGCCTGATGATTTAGAAGATGATGCGCTGTGTCGGTCTGCTCCGATTGGTTGGTTCTTTCCTCGTAAGGGGATGCCTGCGATTGGTAAGCGCTTGTGTGCTCAGTGCGAGGTGCGTGAGCAGTGTTTGGATTTCGCGATTTCTAATGGTGTGCATTTTGGTTTGTGGGGTGGGTTGACTGAGCGTGAGCGGCACAGTGAGCGGCAGCGTAGGAAGGTTCAAAAGAATTTAGAATAATTCCCTAAATTGGCTTGCAAGGGTTACCCCTATGTATATAATAGGGGCATGACATCAACCACCTACAACAAAACCAACACTCAAATCTTCGTAACAATCAGAGACAACGGAACATTCACCCTGATCGGTGAGAACAAGATCAACAAAGTACGTGACGAAGAACTCTGGGACATGGCAGAAGGCGTCATCCCTGCCGGATGGGAGATCGCACAACACACAATCTAGAAATCACGGTTACAGGTTGACCGTTAATCAACCTCTAGGGATGTTGCCCACGGGGGCATTCTGGATTCCAAACCCAGACCCGGAAGGTTCGACTCCTTCACATCCTGCGACAGCAACCAAAACCAAACTAAGGAGAAACAACTGTCATGTTTGAAGCAAAAATTAAACCCGGAACTTTCGGAGATTTCAAAGTCACCAAGAGGTCCGAACGACCCATCGAAGGCTACGGCAGCTACTGCCCAGTAAATAACAACGTAGCTAGCGAAAGCTCAATCACCGTGAAGGATAGTGAAGGAAACGTCGTTGGAGAATACAGCCGAACCGCTTATTACCGTGAAGAAGCAAACAACGGACAAACAACAGCGCACATCTTTATGGCAGGCAAACGCTTCCGCCTTCTGCCGATGTTCACAGAAGAACAAGAAGCGCGCCGAGGCTGGGGAATGGACAGCCCACTGTTCATCACCGAACCAAGCCAAGGATACAAACTCGTTGCAGAGGACGGCACAGAAATGAACGCACCAGACATCTCACGCTACGAAAACCGGCGCATGGCATTCAAGCGCAACATCGAAGCCATCTACGGTGTCAAGGTAGGCCGATAACAATGTACGAAATCGTAGGAGACGACAAACTCTGGGAAATCCCCAAGGGCTGGACACACGGCAACCAATCCGACGGACTCGGATGCCACCGCTGCGGAAAAAAAATCGCCAACCACAAATACGAGATTCACATCGTAGCAGGAGGCGGCACCGTACTCTCAAACGAATACGGCATCGACAAGTTCAGCCAATTCGACGAAAGCTACATGGACGAAAACGGCAACTGGCACGAAACCGACCACGAAGAAGCAGGAGGAGACATGTACTGGTTCCCAATAGGGTCAGAATGCAAAAAACACGTACCCAAAGAATTCCTATTCGAGGTCTAAACAAAGGAGGAAAAAACGTCGCGGTGTGTAGCTGATGGTGATCGTTTTTGTATAAAGATTCTTTCGCAACGTTGATTTATTGAGCTATCGTCGAAGTGGATGGTGACCAGTGGTCATCATGAGGAGTAGCTATGCCACAGCCACCGATTCCAGATTGGAAAATTGAAGAAATTGAAAAGTGGTATGCGGACGGCGACGATCTGCGGTCGTTGTCAGCAGTGGCGGAAGCCTTACAGCTTCAGCGTTTAACCGTTCGGAAGTATCGGGATATTGCGAGGGAACGCAAGATCGAAGAACGCTTCGGCAATCCGGCTGCGTTTCAGCAAGCCTGCATTGATGATTTAGAGGATCTGATGCACGTTGCTGCGTCTGCTGCTGTGAAGTGTGCTGATGAGGATGATACGCGTGGTCAGGCGATGTTCATGGCGGAGCGGCGACAGAGTGTTTTAGCTGCGGCGAAGGTCGCTGGTTTGGATCGTGTTGGCGTGCAGATCTCTGGCCCTGATGGGGGCGCTGTTGAAGTGAGCTTGGGTTCGAGCATGTTGGAAGTGTTGGTTGATGTGGCGAACGAGTTTAAGCAGGAGCTTCCATCGAACCTTGAAGCGATAGAAGCTGACGTTGTAGATCACGCTCAAAGCAACGGGCAAAGCAACGGCCATGCCGCCTCCTGATCAATCGCTGCAAACATTTCTCGGTGCGAACTGGTCAGCAGAAGCACGACTAGAGGTAGAGAAGCGTTTACGGGAGAAGCTGGGCGACAGTTACGATCCAGAGCTTCTGCGTTGTTCTTGGTGGCTGTATAAACGGCAAGGGCAAACAACACCGGCAGGAGATTGGCGTGTGTGGTTGATCCTCGCTGGTCGTGGCTGGGGAAAGACACGCACCGGAGCCGAGTTCATTCGAGAACAAGTCGATTCAAACAGTGTCAGTCATATTGCGTTGGTTGGACCTACGGCTGGTGACGTGCGTGACACGATGATCGAAGGCGAGTCAGGGTTGTTGTCGATCTTCCCAACAGCGCAACGACCACGATACGAACCATCGAAAAGGCGCGTGACGTTTCATAACGGAGCGGTCGCAACGGCGTTCTCTGCGGATGAGCCTGACAGGTTGCGTGGACCGAACCATGATCTTGCGTGGGCTGATGAGCTTGCGGCGTGGAGATATCCAGAAGCGTGGGATATGTTGCAGCTTGGTTTGCGGATCGGTGCGCGCCCTCGGACTGTGGTGACGACAACACCGAAACCCATTCCGCTGGTCCGGCGTTTGATCGCAACTGATGACGGAACCGTGCATATGACACGCGGTTCAACGTTCGATAACAGAGCGAACCTTGCTTCAGCGTTCCTTGATGAAGTTGTTTCCAGATATGAGGGAACCAGATTGGGTCGTCAGGAGTTATACGCAGAGGTGCTGGATGATGTCGAAGGCGCGTTGTGGAATCGTGATCTGTTAGAGGACAATCGAGTTACGCAGCTACCGGAAATGACGCGCCTTGTTGTTGCTGTCGATCCTGCGGCTGGTTCAAAGTCAGAGAACGCTGAGACAGGAATCGTTGTTGTCGGTATCGGTGTTGACAAGAAGGGTTACGTGATTGATGACGTGTCCTTACGTGGAACTCCTAACGATTGGGGACGCGCTGCGGTCGCTGCGTATCATCGACACGAAGCTGATCTGATTGTCGCTGAAAGTAATCAGGGTGGTGACATGGTGTCGCATACGCTTCGGACGATTGATCCAGCGGTGCCGGTGAAGATGGTTCACGCTTCGAGGGGTAAGCGAACGAGAGCGGAACCTGTGTCTGCGTTGTATGAGCAGGGCCGGGTTCATCATCTTGGTTTTCATGGTGAGTTGGAGGATCAGTTGTGTTCGTGGGTTCCTGATCATGCGGTGTCGCCTGACAGGTTGGATGCGTTGGTGTGGGGTGTGACTGAGGTGTTGGTGCGTGGGTTGGCTGAGGCTCCGGCGGTGGTTCCGGTGTCGATGACTGCGCCTTCGCAGTGGCGTTTGTAAAAGAATTTGAGAAATATCCCTAAATAACGTTGCAAGGGGTATCCCTTCCTGTATATTTACATACATGACAGGAACCACGAAACTCACAAACAAGCAAAAAGAAGCGCTGGCCTTTGAAATCATGGGTGGCGTTACAAACAGGCTTCTCAGCAACCAAGAAAGCGGCTGCTGGATGCCTGAACTAGAAGAACTTGCTTCCACCGAGGAAGGCGTGAACGCCATCCGGATGCAGGCAGCCAAATGGATGATGAAACTTCCCGGCGAACTGTGGGACATAGATCTTCCTAAGCCTTGGGAACAGGACGCATAATGGCTAGGGCAGTTTGGGTAGACAGCAAAGGCAACCGGTACCACCGTCACCTTGAATCAGTCACCAAGAAATGCCGACTCAGCGGCACCCGGATTCTGGTGCGGCGAGTGCATGACATGGATGGGGTCAAGGCCGAAGCAGTTTGTTTAGATCACGGCAAATACGCCAGCTTCCACTCTATGGAGAATGCTCTCTATCATTCTTCGAGTCCATCATGGTGTGAGTTCTGCTGCCATAAGATCTGGGATCACTGCGGCGCCGACTGCGTATCGGAGGATCACTATCCGTGGACAGCCTGCACCCTAGACAAAACATCTGGTGATCCTGAGAATAATGGCGACTTGTTCTTCAGAGGCGATTGGTTGTTCGACGAAGAAGAAAGAAAGATCGGGAAACGCTACCGATACGAGCTAATCGAAGGTGAGGTGATAGTCTGATCCAAACAACTGAACGGCTCCGCTGACTTGAATCGCGTTGCAGCCGACAGGAGGATCTCATGTCATCATTAGCTGAAACTCTCAGTCGAATCGCTAACCAAGCTGACTCCGCTGCGTCAGAAGCTCAAAGCTCTGTCGTGGATGGAACACCAGCAAAGTATTGCGAAGCGCTCGGACGAACTATCGAAGATTTGCTTGGAGAGATACGTTCCAAGCTGTCGATCAAGGAGTTATCGAAACCGAACGATCCGTAAAGCGACGCGCACGCTTCGCCACATTTAGAGATTTCTAAACACCAAGGACAGGGAAGCGTCATGCCTTGATGCTACTCTTAGATATGTAGCAGTGACCGTCAGTGTCCGAAACAGGAGAAATCCATGTCGGACGCCGATGATTTGGTTGCCAAGATTAGAGCCATAGCCGATGAAGTCGAAGGCACAGCTACGTCAGTAACAGAACGTGCTCAGGCAGCAGTTGACAAAGCCGAGCAAGCTGTATCTAAGTTCAAGGCGACGTTGCAGTCGATCATGGACAACATTGCGTGGATCGCTGGCTTGCCTGCGGTTCTTGGTGGCGGCTTTGGTTTCTTGAAATCAAGTGCCGATGAAACAGCGGCGACTGACTGGCAGATTGACCAATTAACCGAACGTGTTGCCGAGTTAGAGTCATCGAACAATTTGCTTGGCGGCGATACGAAAAACTTTTCACTTAACCTGAGCGACGCTCCGGGCGGCAGCATGACCGCAGCATTGGTTTTCGTGGTCTTTGGCGTGCTTATTGTCGGAGCATTGTGGTGGCAACAAAAAAGGCGGCGACGTTAGGTCGCTTCATAAGCGCTCTGATAGGCGCAGCGGTTCTGATAGCTGGTTGTAGCGGAGGCAGCCCAGCGCGTCCTGACACGAACGCAGACAGCGGCTCAGGGGTAACAGCGCAAGGGTTCACGGTTGACACAACACCACCAGTGGAAACAGGTCTGGAAGTCAGCCAAGTTGTGACGCTGGATTACGAACCGAACCAAGATGGTTTCGGTTTCCACAATTACGGCGGCGGAAACGCGCCAGCAGCTTTGACAGTGAACCTTGCACGGCGCTTGTACGGCGACGCTCAAACCTGTGCGTCAGTCAGCGACACTGGTGAATGCACACCGCAGCCTGTGATACTTCAGTTGATCGAACAAGCGAACAGAGCGATGGCTGGTGGGCTGTGCGAAGGTTTCGCTGTCCTATCCCTGCGGTTATATCAGGAGGGTGCGACAACGAGCCTCTTGGGTCAGGAAGCGCTGGTCGCTGCACTTGAACAAGGCGATCCTCGTGTTGCAGCAGAGTTAGCGTTCTGGTTCGTTACGCAGTTTGCCAGTGAAACGCAAGCCGCCGCAGCGTTCTATCGAGAACAAAGCCCATCCGAGATTGTTGCCACGCTTGCCGATGATTTTGCGAATCCGCTTACAAGCGCTGGCTACACGCTCGGTCTTTATTCTGCTGAAGGTGGGCACGCTGTCACTCCTTACGCAGTCGAAGCGGTAGACGGCGGAAGCCGCATTTACATTTACGATTCTAACTGGCCGAACGAAACACGCTGGATTGATGTTGTGGACAACGTGTGGAGCTACGCGCTGGCAGCAACGAACCCCACAGAAGCAGCGACAGCTTGGACAGGTAGCACGGGAACGCTTGAACTAACGCCGATGGCGTCACGGCAACCTCCGTTTGCTTGCGCGTTCTGTCCACAACCTGACGGCACAAAGTCAATGACGTTGCTTACAGCGGCAGGATCGAACGATACGCAACTGGCGTTGCAAGTCGTAGACGATCAAGGCCGAAAGCTCGGTGTCTTTGATGGTGAGCTTGTCAACGAGATACCCGGCGCTGTTTACCGTTACATTGCTACGTCAAGCACGGCTGATCCGGTGATGATCTTGTTGCCTGCGTCGGTGGAGAATTACACAGCAGACGTTGCGACTGTCAATGAGGAACCTTCCTCAGCAGAAGAAACAGGAGCGGTGTCAATCTTTGTCGCGCAGGATGGGGCAGCGGCACGGGTTGAAACGTCAATCGCTGACGTAACAGACGAAGCGGATGACGAACCCGTGTTAGCTGTCAGCGAAGATGCTGGCTACGAAGTCAACGATCTTGAAGAAGCAGCGATCGATATTGCTGATCAAAACGTCGCTGTGAGTGTCACAATCGAAAATGATCAAGAACTGGCGTTCCAGTTCACGGCACCGCCACCACCGCCAGATCCTGTGAGCGGCCCTGAGAGCGACGCAACACCAGACGCAAACGAGGATGCGTCGGAACCATCAGAACCTGTCACAGCGCCGCAGATCGTGCTCTCAATCGCTACCGATGATGGAGAGCAGGTAGCGGAGATCGAAATTACGCAATCTGAGGAAAACGAAGCACCAGAAGAAATCGTTATCGAAATTGATGAGGAGGGCGAAGTTGAACTGGTTGTGGAAGAAATTGAGGCGCGCCCTGCAACGATCGTGGCTGAGTTACGAGAGTTGGTGGAAGAACGACTAACAGCCGATCCCGAAGAACAAGATGATTGGTTCGCTGCCCCAGAAGAAGGCGAAGAAGAACCGTTCATCCTTGATCTTGATGATGACTTCTGGGATGAAGAAGTTTGGGAAGAAGATTGGCACGAAGAAGATGATGATTGGGTGTGGGTCGAATCAGAAGACTTCGTGGAATGGGTCGAAGAAGAAGGCGAGGACAGTTTCTTAGCTGAGATTCTTGACGAAGCGTTCATTGAAGAAATGGAAGAACTCATTGAACGCACAGAAGAACTGATTGAAGAACTACCAGACCGAATCGAAGGTGAATGGAGCGATGACGGTTTCGTAGTCGAAGTCGTGATTGTTGAAGAAGATGACGAGGTGTTAATCGTTATCGAAGATCCGTTGCCACCAATCGAGGAATGGCCCGAAGATCCAGAGGACGAAACGCATGATCTTATTTTAGATCCGCTGCCAGATATCACGATGCCTGACTGGTTAGTGCCTGATGAAGATGGTGATGACTGGTGGATTGAAGATGATGACGATGATGATCTTTGGGTCGATATACCTGACATCACATTGCCTGAATGGGACACTGAAGGAGACGACGATGAATGGTTCCCCGATGAGGAGGAGTGGCCCGATGACGACGAAACCGACGTTGAGTTACCTTCGCCCGATGATGAATCTGACACCAACGCTGAGGATCAAGATGATGAACAAGATCCAGAGACGCCGCTGGGAGAAGGCGAGGAGCAGGAGGAATCACCCGACGCGCTGGATTCCCTTGACGACTTACTTGACGGAGAAACCGGACCAGAAACACCTGAAGTCCCAGTAATCGAAGATCCGCCGCCGCCTCCGCCGCAGCCGTCTTGGAGTGGTGGCGGTAGCT